GTCAAGGAAGGTCTTAGATGCCATCTTTGATGCGGCCTTAGATAACGAACATAAGAACCAAGCAGCAGCATGGAAATTGATTGTCGACCGAATAGTACCTGTGTCTTCCTTTGAGCAGGATGTCATTAAGCAAGGTGGTAGGTCTGCTATTCAGATCAATATCACAGGCCTTGGGGCAAACGTAAGTGAACCTGAGACCATTGATGAAGTAACTGATGTAGAGGTAAAAGATGAGTGATCTACAGATTAAGTTACTTCCTTGGCAACAGGAGGTCTGGAATGATGAGCATCGGTTCAAGGTCGTAGCTGCTGGTCGTCGTACTGGTAAGTCTCGCCTAGCTGCTTATTTGCTCATTGTGAACGCCCTACAGACAGACAAGGGGCATGTCTTTTATGTCGCTCCGACACAAGGACAGGCTCGAGACATTATGTGGCAGACAATACTTGAGGTTGGTCATCCGGTCATCTCAGGTAGTCATATTAACAACTTACAGGTGAAACTTGTCAATGGTGCTACCATATCCCTCAAGGGAGCCGATAGACCTGAGACAATGCGTGGTGTGTCTTTGAAGTTCTTGGTCATGGACGAATACGCAGACATGAAGCCAGAGGTCTGGGAACAGATTCTCCGGCCTGCTCTGGCTGACCAGAAGGGGTCTGCGTTATTCATTGGAACCCCTATGGGGAGGAATCATTTCTATGAGCTATATCAACATGGACTACGTGGTGATGATCCAACATTTAAGTCCTTCCATTTCACTTCTTTTGATAATCCTCTTCTAGACCCTAATGAAATTGAAGCAGCTAAAAAGAGCATGTCCTCATTCAGCTTTCGGCAGGAATTTATGGCTTCCTTTGAAGCAGCCGGTGGTGAGTTGTTCAAAGAACAGTGGATTAAGTTTGAAGAGGACGAACCCGATGATGGAGACTATTATATCGCAATTGACCTTGCTGGCTTCGAGGACGAAGGAGCTATTGGTGTCAAGAACAAAAGACTGGATAACACGGCTATTTCTGTTGTAAAAGCCGGAGACAAGGGTTGGTACGTCAAAGAGATTATCTATGGTCGCTGGGACGTAAAGAAGACAGCCAAGAAGATATTTGATGCAGTGCAGAAGTACGAGCCAAATGCTGTGGGGATCGAGAAGGGTATTGCTCGTCAAGCTGTTATGCCTTATCTTTCTGACATCATGCGCCGGACACAGACTTTCTTTAGAGTCGATGAGTTGTCCCATGGTAACAAAAAGAAAACAGACAGAGTTGTCTGGGCACTGCAGGGTCGTTTTGAGAATGGCTATATAACGTTAAACAAGGGAGAATGGAATAATGAGTTCTTGGACCAATTGTTCCAGTTCCCCAATAAGTTGGTACACGATGACTTGGTAGACTCGTTGTCGTATATCGAGCAACTGGCAAAGGTGTCTTACGTTGCTGATTTTGAAGAAGACGATTGGGAACCACTAGACGCCGTAGCAGGCTGGTAAAGGAAAAACATGGAAAATTACGAAAAGAACTTCCCCGATCAAAAGATCGAACACTGGGTCATGGACAAAGCTGAACGCTGGCGTGACCACTATGATAATAACTACAAAGAAAAGTTCGATGAATACTATCGTATCTGGCGTGGTCAGTGGGCTGCTGAGGATAAGACCAGAGAATCAGAGCGTTCTCGTCTTATTTCTCCAGCACTCCAGCAGGCAGTCGAGAGCGCGGTAGCGGAGGTCGAGGAGGCTACTTTTGGTCGTGGCAAGTGGTTTGACATCCATGATGACCGTAACGACAAACAAAAGGCTGACATTGAGTATCTTAAGAACCAACTAGACGAGGACTTTAAGTTTACTAAGACTCGTCGTGCTGTAGCAGAATGTCTTATTAACTCTGCAGTCTTTGGCACTGGGTGTGCTGAGTTGGTGATGGAAGAAGTTAAGGAGATGAAGCCAGCTACCCAGCCTATCATGGATGGTGCTATGCAGGCTGTGGGTGTAAACATAGCAGACCGTGTGGTTGTTAAGCTACGTCCTATC